AAGATCTTGGAATTAACATGATTAAGCAAGCCTCAATTAAAACTGCAGATAACGCAGGAGATGGAACAACTACATCAACACTTTTGGCTCGTGAAATCGTTAAACAAGGTTTGAACCGTTTAAATGACGGAGCAAACGCAGTTGAAATTAAACGAGGAATCGATTCAGCAGTAGATGTAGTATTGATGGGATTAAGAAAAATGCATGAAAAAATTTCATCTGAAGAACAACTAGAACAAATTGCAACAATTTCTGCAAATAACGATCCTGAAGTAGGTAAACTTATTTCAACTGCAATGAATAAAGTAGGTCGTGAAGGTGTAGTTTACATTGAAGAATCAAGAACAGGTGAAACATATCTTGAAACCGTAGAAGGTATGCAATTTGATCGAGGTTATAAATCGCCTTATTTCGTAACCAATAACGCAAACATGTCTACAGTGTTAAACGATGTGTATGTTTTTATAGCAGACCATCGTTTTTCAGCTGTAAAAGATTTGTTGCCTATCCTAGAAGGTGTATCTCAAGCAAACAAATCACTTTTAGTTATCTGTGAAGATATTGATGGTGAAGCTTTATCAACATTAGTTGTAAATAAAATGAGAGGTACTTTAAAAGTAGCAGCAGTTCGTTCTCCTGAATTTGGTGATCGTAGAAAGTTACTTTTAGAAGACATCGCAATCTTAACAGGTGGAACTGTCTTTGATAAAGACAAAGGTATGAAATTAGAAAAGTTCCAATGGGACTGGTTCGGACAAGCCCGTACAGTCACTATTACTAAAGATAAAACAACAATTATTGATGGTAAAGGTGATGAAACTAAAATTGAACAACGAGTAGAAGATTTAGAAGCTCAAATCGATAAAGCTGAAACACCATTCGAAATGGAAAAACTTCAAGAACGCTTATCTAAATTTGTAGGTGGAGTTGCAATTGTTTATGTAGGTGGAAATACAGAAACCGAAATGAAAGAGAAAAAAGATCGTGTTGACGATGCACTTCAAGCAACTAAAGCCGCATTAATGGATGGTATTGTTCCTGGTGGTGGTGTTGCGTTACTAAACGCCCGTGAATCTTTAAAAGACATTGAAAACAAAGACGCTACAGACGATTATAAGTTCGGTTATAAGATTGTTTATAATGCATGTGGAAAACCATTTGAACAAATCTTAGCAAACGCAGGTTATTCAGAAGCAGATGCTCGTATGATTGCACAACATGACTTAAAAATGGATGACAGTGAATGGGCAGGATATGATATCAAAACATGTAATGTAGTAAACATGAAAGAAGCAGGCATTTTAGATCCACATAAAGTAACTAAACAAGCACTTTCAAACGCAGCATCCATTGCAGGTACTATCTTATTAACAGAATGTGTTGTATTTGACAAACCTGAAGATAAAAAAGAACCAATGTTTGATCCATCTATGATGGCTGGAATGATGTAATATGGAAACAAAAGAGATAGAATATAACCATCTAATCGCAGAACGAGTTCCACCTGGTGACAGGTGGAGACTCGTTTCTGAATTTAAAGATAAAACAGTATATGAATCTTTAACAGACACTTTAGAAGCATATTTTCAGGCTGCTGGGGAACCATGTCATTTTAGACTTGAACCTTTAAATTCTAAATTGTTTGCGATTAAAAAAGAAGTTGAAGAAGTACGCCCTGAACCACCTAAACGCTTCAATATTTACGGAGATTATTAATATGTATAAGCATGAATTTATTTGATATCTTAAATGAAATGGAGGATCAAGGTGGGTCTAATCTACCTAGAGAATCTAAAGACGTTGTTTTAATTCCTAAAACAACTCCTATAGCTGATATAGAAGATGCTTTGAATAATTTAGATAATTATGGGAAGTATATTTCATATGCTCAAAATACTAATTTAGATGTCAAAAAAATAAAAGATGCTTATTTTGGACCTAGCGGTATGGGTCCTAACGCCAAAGCTAAAGTTACAAGAACTATTTGGAACGAAGCAGACACTAACTGGAGAAAAACCAAACTCGAAGATATCAAATCAAGACACCCAGAATTAGATGTTACTGGGTTGGAAAATATGAGGTTTGAAGAGTTACCTAAAGAAGTTAGTGACCCACGTATTTATTTTATTACTCCTTATACTAAAGATAAACTTGAAGACTTAATTAAATCTTTATCTCAAAGTTCAAATATTTTATCTTGGTTTGAAGATAAAGGTAGATTAGTTTTTCCTCGTGATAATAACGAAAATATACCTGGAGACGTTGCTTTAGTAAATATTCTTAAAACAGTAATGAATAACGCGGGTATAAAGGATGTTAAAATAGGTAAAGAAAAAGACACTGAAAGTGGGGAAACAATATTTAAAAGTGTTTCTCGAACAACTCAAATGAAAGTCCCTGCTAACTCAAGACCTGAAATAGCCCAACTAAGAAAAGAATTACAAGCTAAATTCTTAATCCCAGATGCAGTATATAGAGTTAAAGAAGATGAAAATGGTGTTTATCTATCTATAACAAACATTACTTTAACTCAAAAAGCAAATATAAGCCGTTACCTTGAAGATAAAGGTTTATTACAAGAATCAAATTGGGAAATGAGAAAAATGCTTATACTAGCAGGAATTATAAAGTAATATGAACCACGAATTCAAACGCATGTTGGAGTTAGCTGGTCTAACTGAGATTAAAATAAATAGACCTTTAAATTTTTATTTTGCTGTAATTGAGGATGGTTTAGAGTATAGAGAAATTGGTGATAATAATACATATCTTGCTTCTTTTGAATTAGATGATCTAGATGCAGAAGAAAATCCTTGGATTACTTTTAATATAAGTATAGATGCTAGTTATGATGATGTTGATTTTTTAGAAGATGATGTTGAAGAATTTATATTAAATGCTTCTGATATAGATCCTAATTTTAACATAAAATTTTTTAAATCATTTATCAATAACCTTAATAAAGTTAAAATTCCTTTTGATTTTTATTTTGAAAAAGATGGTGGTTATGTTTACCCCTCAGTAGAATTCCAATATAATGATATTAAAAAATATATTAAAAGATAATGAACCACGAATTCAAACGCATGTTGGAGTTAGCTGGTCTAACTGAAATTAAGGTAAATAAACCTAAACATTTTATTAAAATTAATTTACCGTTTAAATCTACTGATAATATCAAGATCCCAATAGATGACCTTGATGCCAAATATGATGATTTAATAAATGACTTTATTAGAATCAACCCCCAAATAAACCCAGAATTTTTCCTTAACCATGATGGTTTATATGAGGATGTTTTAGACACTATAGCCCATAAATACAACCAAGAGGCTACAATACCAGAGTTTTATAAAGTATATTTCTATTGGTTGTGGGCAAATCTAGTGTCTAATATTAATAAATTTGAAGAGGATGAACTCGAAGAAAGAGAACGTAAATATGGTTCTATGCGAAATGAGTTTATGAGTAACGCTATGAATGGTAAATGGTTAGCTGTTCCTGGGGTGACTGATTAATTTAGAGAAATTAGTTTTTTATAAAAGGTTTTAATATATTTAAGTTATGAAAGAAAATACATTATATGTAGAGCGTTTTCGCCCTACATCTTTAAAACATTTTGTTGGTAATGAAAGTATCAAAGATACAATCCAAACATACCTTAACTTAGGTGACATTCAAAATTTCATCTTCTATGGACCCGCAGGTACAGGTAAAACTACACTAGCAAAAATCATAGTTAAAAATTTAGATTGTGATTACCTTTACATTAACGCATCTGATGAAAATGGAATTGATACTATTAGAGAGAAAGTAAAGGGATTTGCTAGTGCTGCCTCTTGGAAAAGTATCAAAGTAGTAATCCTAGATGAAGCAGATTTTATCACAATCCAGGGACAAGCTGCTTTACGAAACGTAATTGAGGCATTTTCTCGTTCAACACGTTTTATTTTAACTTGCAATTTTATAGAGCGAATTATTGACCCTTTACAATCCAGATGCCATACAATTAAAATTACACCACCATCAAAAATGGATGTGTATAATCATTTAACTTGGGTATTAGCAGACCAATTATCTTTATCATACAAACCAGATGATGTTAAAAATCTGATTGTAAAATATTACCCTGACATGCGTAAAATGTTAAACGTTTTACAAATGTCTGTAAAAGACGATGCGATTGTACTTGATGAGACTGTTTTAACTTCAAACAATTATATTAAAGAGGTATTAAAAGAATTAGCAGGCAGAAAAAATTGGATTACAATACGTCAAATTATAGCGGACTCGAATACAAAGGATTTTGAAGAATTGTATCGTAATTTGTTTGAATACGCTCCAAAATATGCACCTGGAAAAGAAGGTATGGTTGCAATTATATTAAATGAACATTTATATCAAGCAAACTTTAGAATTGATAAAGAAATAAACGTAATGTCCGCAATAGCTAAAATTATAGATGTTATATGAAATATTTCTTAAAATATAGTCTTTCTTGGATATCTCAAAATTTATCCGTACCTTTCTGGATGGTAGGGCATATCCATTTAAGTACAAATGTTTATGCTGATATACATGAAATATTAATGTCATTAGGTATGAACCTAATAGTTGCAGCAGGATTTATACACGATTATATAGAATATAAAAAAGAGAAAACAAATCAAAACAAATAAATAAAATGGAAAATCCACAATTGAACATTGACTTTAAACAAACAACTCCGGTAACAGGATTTGATGGAAGTCATTTATTTGGACAAGCTGTCCTTATTAGAAAAATTTCTAAATTTTTAGTTGGAGCAGAAGAAGATGCTTTAATTCCAATCCCGGTATTTTACGATTTGGAATCAAAGAAAATCTTAACAGATTCACTTCCGCCTGAACTTAGAGAAGAATACAAAGATATTACTCTGTGAGTAAAAAGAAACAAATAAAAGATCTATGGGGGTGGTTAAATGAAATCACCCTCTATAAAACTCCTATAGAAGAAATCTCGGAAGAATCGTGGGAGAAATGGAACTCTTATATGATACATCGATATGTATCGATGGATATACGTTATATTGAGCTTGTAAATTATATCCAAACTATCCCTTACGATAATAAACAACAACTATATAACATTTACCGAGAAATGATCCCAAAAGCCAAAACATTCTTTAAGTACCTTAAAGTTAATCGTAAGAAAAAAAACACAGAAGTTATAGAATACATTGCTAAACATTTTGAATGTAGTCTAGGTGAAGCAGAAGAGTACCTTGATATACTTCGTGAAACAGGAGCACGTAGAGTACTTTACGATATGGGAGTAAGTGATAAAGAAGCAGATAAACTATTAAAATGAACAGAGAAATTAAAGTTACAGACTCAATTGTTGACTCAGTAATTGACCAGTTTGTATCAAGAGCATCATTTGGTAAAGAAAAATATGGAGTGGATATGGATCGTGAAGACCTTTCAGTTTTAGAATGGATTGAGCATGCTAAACAAGAGCATATGGATGCCATATTATATTTAGAAAAACTAAAGAAAATTGTAGAGACAAAAGGACTCTAATATTTATAATAAAATATAAAAAATGAGCCACGAATTCAACCGTATGCTAAAGTTAGCTGGTCTAACTGAGATTAAAGTAAAAAGACTTGAACATCTTTATAATTTTAACAAGTTCGAGGTAAACATGGACCCCACAACAAACATACCAACTGATAAAGATAAGTTTGAACATAATTTACAAAGATTAGATCTTAATACTGTTGAAGAAATTCCATTTTTATCTAATGTAAAGAAATACATTAATAATCAAATAGAAGACATTAAACAAAATGAGGATATTGAACATTTAAAAGATGTTGGTTTTTTTGAAAATGAATTTGAAGAAAACATAATAGACCATTTTGGAGAAAATATGCCAAACGCGTTTAATGTCAGCCAAAAAGTAAAAGCTTATATTGATTACTTATTAAAACAAAACTAAATAAAATGAACGAAGAAACTTTACGCATGCAAATGCTTTCAGGTATTATCACAGAAGGTGAATACAAAGCAAAATTAGAAGAACTTAATAATACTGAATCAAAAGAATCACTTAATGAAAATTTTGTTGGTATAGGTGCCATCAATAATATTTTTGATCGTGAAAAATCAGATTATGAAATCGCATTTGAACATTTCATCAAAGGTACTTCATTAAATGAGGAGATGGAAGATAAAATTGAAGAAGGTGAAGAGGAAGAAGACCTAGACGAAGGTAAAGAAGTTGAAGAACCAGAAAACTACTAACATGAACCCAAAAGACATAATCAAAGTAGACGTTCCTCTATTTATTCGCCTTTTAGAATATGCTAGAGAAGATGCTAAAACAGATATGGATCTACATGACGTAGCAGAAAATATTATTCGTTTAAGCGAAACTGGTAAAACATTATCTATGAACGATTACGATGCGATTGTGGGTTCAACAGAAGAAGAATTAGCTGAAGTTAGATTGTGGCAAGTTAGAGCTGGTATTATAAAGTAAGATGGCTAAAGCAAGAAAAGAAGGCAAACCAAAACGTAACAGAGCAAATCTAGTTAAGCGTTTAAAAACGATTGAAAGAAATACTCAATTAATAAACGAATATTCGAAATGACCCCAGAACAACTTAGAATGCAAATGCTAGCTGGTATCATCACAGAAGGTGAATACCAAGTTAAATTAAGTAAAGAAAAAATTATACCTCAAGGACAAAAGATTGAATATGCTAAAGGAAACCAACCTTCTAAAACAGCATATATGAAAGAATATTCAAATCATCCATATAACCCTAAATTTTGTGTTGTTGCTCATAATAAAGATTTGAAGGATACATTTTTAATTCCAAAATCATGGATTAAATCTAAATAACATTTAGGACCGTTACAAAACTGTAACGGCGAAACCCCCAACGTCGCTATCGTGGGGGTTTCTTTTTCCTTGGAAAAACAATAAGATTTTTTTATTTTTAGGTTATGGCAAAGAAAAAGGTTATCCCTCAAATTGTAAAAGACATTCGCAATAAAATCAAACGCGACATAGATTGGGCAAGTGAAAAATCTGTTTCATATTCTCAATTCTCAATGTATAGTGAATGTCCTAAAAAATGGTCTTTACAATATGTTGAAGGACATAAACAATTCACCTCAACCATCCATACTGTATTTGGAACTGCCTTGCATGAAGTGATACAATATTACTTAACAGTGATGTATGAACAAAGTGGAACTAAAGCAAATCAAATTAATACATCTGAGATGTTTGAGGAAGTATTACGTGAAGAATATACTAAACAATATAAATCAAACAATAGACAACATTTTAGTTCACCTGATGAGTTAAGAGAATTTTATGACGATGGGATTGAGATTATAAGAGACTTCGCTAAAAACAGAAACAAACATTTTTCTAAACGAGGTTGGCATTTAATTGGAGTAGAAATTCCAATTGTACTCTCTCCACATTCTAAACTACAAAACATAGTTTATCAAGGATTCTTAGATATAGTAATGTATCACGAACCTACAAATAGGATTAAAATCATAGATTTAAAAACATCTACTAGGGGATGGAATGATAAACAGAAAAAAGATGAAATAAAACAATTTCAACTTATATTCTATAAAAAATATTTTTCCCAATATTTTAACTTCCCTGAAGAAAACATTGATGTAGAATTTTTTATTGTAAAAAGAAAACTATTTGAAAGTGAAGATTTTGTAATTAAACGAATCCAAGTCTTTAAACCTGCCGCCGGAAAAATCAAAATGAAGAAAGCAACAGAAGCAATGAATAATTTTATAGAAGAAGCGTTTGATGAAAATGGTTACAAAAAAATAGAACATCAATCTAAAATAAATAACAATTGCAAATGGTGCCCTTTTCATAAAACTCACTTTTGCTCTGCAACCTACTAACATCCTCATATATGTATATACGATAATATTAAATTAAAATATATGAGTGAAAAAAATCA